TTGCCGATTGCTTTGTGGGCCCATGCCGCCAGGGCACTTGGAATCAGACCTATGACCGCAGGGCTGGCACCTGGACTCCTGGCAACTTCGTCACCACCGTGGCGGACAAGGATCCGTGGGCCTGCCCGTATTACTGCGGCACGTCAGGGCGCTACGAGGATATGACGACGATGAGCTGCGTTAACACGTTTGTGGATGGCAGCGAACGTTGGCAGCATCAGCTCCACGTCTTCGTGCGCGAAGGCATCCAGATCACGCGGATCATTGACAGCACGCTGGGGCCCAGCAACAACGTGATCGACCTGGCCCTGTACCTGATGGATAAGTCAGGCCGAATCCCGAGCACGCTGATCGACACCACTCAGATGCTGGCCGCGGCCAACTTCACCGAGACCAATGGCCTGCACTTCAACGGCGTCTTTCAGGACAGCCTGAACTTGGATGAATGGCTGGAGCAAATCAGCAACGACTATCTGCTGCGCCTGGTGGAGCTGAATGGCAAGTTCGGGTTTAGGCCGCGGCTGCCGGTGAACGTCGATCACACCATCAAGACAACGGCGATCGACTGGGGATACACCTTCACCGAGGATCATCTGCTGCCAGATGGTTTCGAGATCCAGTACATCCCGCTGGCTGATCGAATCCCTGTAACGCTGCAGATGATGTGGCGCCAGCAGCCAGAGTCAGACATTGGCTTCCCGCGTACGACTGAGATCAGCTACAGCGGTGAGGCAACAGCTGGCCCGTTCGAGCAGTATGACCTGAGCGGCTACTGCACCAGCGAAACGCACGCGGTGAAGGTTGGCGCCTATCGGTTGGCACGACGCAAGTTCATCACGCATACGTTGCGGCTAAAGGTGCGGCCAGCGAACTACAACAGCCTGCTTACCCAGGGTGACATCGTGCGCGTGCGACTGCGTAGGGAGACAGCCCTCGCGGCGCTGGATTATCACGACTTCCTTTATGAGATCGAGCGCATCGAGAAGACGGCTAGCGGTGCCTGCATCTTCGATCTGACTCATTTCCCCATTGATGCGCAGGGCCGCAGCTTGGTCGCGCTTGAAGTGGCCGGTGCAACAGCGCCTGGTGTGGCGATCGCATCAGGCCGCAGTGACTACAGCTGCGATGACAACTCATCGACGCCTGGCACTGATGTGGGCAGCGGCGGCATCGACTTCCCGGCTTTTGATGACACGCCAGGGCTGGACGATACGACGGTGGACTTTGATGTGCCCACTGATGATGAATGGGCGACTGGTGGCTATCCGCCGATCGGGGGCAGTTGCAGCCCGCCTGCTAATCAGCCCAGTGGTGGGCCTATCCCATTAGGCGGATGGTGCAATCCAGCTGATCCTCTCGAATCGACACTCGATCAGAGCGGTGTTGGCTACATCACTGGCGGCACAGGCACTGGCGGAGCTCCGCAATCGGGCGACACACTCTCAGTTGCAGACACCGACTTCACCTGCGCTGGCCAAGTGTGCTGGAGCAAGATCAACAAAGATACTGGCGTTGAGACTGACATCTCCTGTCAAGACGAGCCGATCAGTGGCGCATGGTCGCTGTCAATCACAAGCAGCGAGATTGATCACTACATCGTGGCAGCTGGCCGCTGTAAGGATCCGTCCACGCCAGATGGATGGGGACCGCCTCAGTCACTCGGTCAAACTGCCGCCGTATTGCCGCCAGCTGTGCCGTCTTGCGGCGACCTTGTGAGCGTCACGATTAAGTGGAAGATGTCGATTGCTGGATACACCGGCGCTTGTGTGCCAGACACCAAACTCTGCTTTGGTTTCGGCGGCAGTCAGTACAGCAAAACTATTACCGGCGTTCCTCGCGGCACGCAGATTGACTTTGGCGGTCAGATCAACTCTGGTTCTGGTACATGTGCCGACAAGATCGATGCTGCAATCAGCTACTGGAAGTGCAGTGGCGGTGTTGCCACCTATGTCACAGAAGCACTCGGCACGCCTGGCTGCTCATACAACGTCAGTGCGGGCTACACGCAGACGCCATACGACTATGAAGCCGTTGGCGATGTGACATATACCTGACCCTGATCATGGCCACCTTCCCTGCGCTACAGCCCGCCACTCGCACCTACACACCTGGCACGAATGCCAGCAGCGAGTTCGCCGTGCTTGACGGCTATGAAGCAAGCGTGCGTCACAGCAATGCCAGCGTGGCGCATCTGCTGCGCATGACCTTCGTGGCGCTTACAGCAGCTGAGAAGTTCAACATCATCAGCCACTACGCCCTGCACGGCACCTTCGAGCCGTTTGATCTGCCCAGCAGTTTGCTCACCGCCACCAACGTCACATTCCCCACCGGCTACCTGTGGCGTTACCTATCGCCGCCGCAGATTGATGAGACCTGCGACGTGATCAGCGCCACAGTGGAGTTGCAGCTCCTGCCGCCGTACCTGATATGACCGCCTTCCCCGATCTGGAGCCCAACTCCGTCAGCTATGACCTGGGCGGCTTGAACGTCTCAGCAGAAGAGACGCAGAACGGTGCGCCAGTGCTGTTCAGGCACAGCCTGCGTCAGAGCAACTATCGGATCACGCTGACCTACACCAACCTCACCCAGACGCAGGTGGGCCTGATTCGCCAGCACTACATCGACTCGGCCGGCAGTCACCGCACCTTCACCGTTGCCCCTGCACTGTGGAATGGCGGCGATGTGATGCCAGCTGATGGCCTTTATCGCTATGGCGCCAAGCCTGAGGAGGTGCAGCGTGGTGTGTTCACTGATATGACCATTGAGCTGGTTGCGCTGATCGGCAACTTCCTGATCTATGCGCTCACCGGCGAACCGGCCACACTGGGCGCTGAGGAGGCTTTCACCTCTTACGCCATGACCGGCACCGCACCGTTCATCCTGGATGGTGACGACGCTGATCCTGCGACTGCCGCCACTCTTATCCTGCAAGCTGGAGGCGCTGAATCATGACCGCAACAACCATCCGTGTGCAGATGGCGCAGCGGACTGATACCGCCGCCAACTGGACAGCAGCGAATCCCATCCTGTTGCTCGGTGAGCTTGGCCACGAGAGTGACACGGACAAGCTGAAGATCGGTGATGGCAGCACCAACTGGAACAGCCTCACCTACCTGCCGATTGATGGCACCTGGACTGGCGACACGATCGCCGTGGCCTATGGCGGCACCGGCCAGACCACTTACACCGATGGCCAGCTGCTGATCGGCAACACGACTGGCAACACGCTGGCCAAGGCCACACTGACCGCGGGCACTGGCATCAGCGTCACCAACGGCAGCGGAAGCATCACGCTTGCGATCGACTCCGACACCGCCATCGCCAACATCACCACCACAGCCACCAGCGGCACGTTGCCGACGCCTGATGGGTCAGTGACGATCGCGGACGCCAGCACACCAACTGTTGCAGAACTGCTCGAATACTGCGTCGAGCTTGAAGCCAAGCTGGAGGCAGCCCTAGCGGCGCTGCGCACCGTTGGCGTGATTGCGACCTAGGTATCCTGACTCTGTAGCCGTTGCCGCCATGGTCGAGATCATTGCAGCAGTGGCTGGGGCCTCGATATCAGTTGCGGCGATGGGTGCTGCTGGATTCAGCCGGCGCAATGATCAGGCCAGGGATGCCGTGGTCAGGCTCACCAGCGCTGTCGAGCACATCGCTACACAGCTGGAGGTGCTGCACCAGGACATCAAAGAGGACCGGCGCGAGACTTTCGGACGGTTATCGACGGTTGAGCAGCGCGTCTCTAAGTTGGAGGCAAAGCCCTAGCACAATGGACTTCCTCCAGCACCCAGCTTTCTGGATCATCATCGCGGCAGCCAGTGAAGTGATCGCGTTGTCACCGCTGAAGGACAACAGCATCATCCAGCTAATCTTTCACGCGCTGCGGGCGATCAAGGGAAAAAAGCTCTAGGCAAGACCTGGGAACAAGCTGCTCGGGAGTGGTGGTTTGAAACCATCCTCCCAGGCAGGTTGGATGATGCCGAGCGTGAATGGCACGCGGCGCAGCCTGCTGATCCTGAGCCGGTGATCACACACGAGCCAGTGGACGATGCGCTGCAGACGGGCGACAGCCGCCTGCTGGGTGGCGCAATGCAGATCAACGCCCCATGGAGACGGGAATGAGCAACACGGCGCCCATCAGCCTTGAGCAGGTGTTCAGGTACTACAAGGGCCTGCCCCACCAGACGGCGGCCATAGAAGAGCTTGCGCGTGATCTGCAGGCCAACGGTTATGCGGTGGCTATGCGCCGCGATCGGCCATGGTTCAAGACCTGGAGCCAGGATGGCAAGCAGACTGATCTGGCGCCTGCGATTGCGTTGATCAAAGAGTTCGAGGGCTGCCACCTTCGGGCCTATCCCGACCCGCTGAGCGGTGGCGACCCTTGGACGATCGGTTATGGCACGACCCGCTACCAGAGCGGCCAGAAGGTGCAACGCGGCGATCAGATCACGGTGATTGAGGCTGATCTGCTGCTGCGGCAGGAGATTGACCGCATTGCAGCCAAGCTGGCCAGCACGGTGCCGCACTGGAAGGCGATGAATGATGAGCAGCGATCAGCGCTGGTGAGCTTTGCCTACAACCTGGGGCCTGATTTTGTTGGCCTGGCTGGCTTCGAGACGATCACCCGCTGCCTGCGCGACCGTGATTGGGCTGCGGTGCCCGCTGCGTTGGAGCTCTACCGCAACCCTGGCACCAACGTGGAAGCCGGCCTGCTGCGCCGCAGGAGGGCAGAAGGGAAGCTCTGGGGCAACCATGCGCCACAGCTGCAGCAGGAGCCTGCCAAGCTGCGCCCTGGTAGCTCCTTCAGCAGCAGGATCACGCCACACATCCGGCTCGGAGAGTTTGCGCTGGATCAAGAGGCCAGGCGCTTCGACAACCAGGGCCAGGTGGATACAGCCGCAGAGTTGGCCGCCTTCCTAGAGCGGGTGCGGGCGCAGTTTGGCGGCAAGCCGGTGATCATCACCAGCGGCTACCGGCCGCCAGCGGTGAACGCCGCGGTAGGTGGTGCCAGCAGCAGTGAGCACCTTTACCGTCCCGGCTGCGGTGCTGTGGACTTTTACATCAATGGCGCCGACATCAATGCGGTGCAGAAGTGGTGCGATCAGAACTGGCCCTATTCGCTTGGCTACGGCGCCCCAAAGGGTTTCGTGCATCTGGGCATCCGACAGGGCCGGCCACGGGTGAGGTGGGACTACTGATGCCACGGCTACCGTGAGCCCAGCGGCAGCGCATCGTGGCGGGATACTTCCTTGAGGTGCATTGCAAGCTGTTCATACGGTCAGACACACCAGCCGATCTGATTCCCGGTGATGTTTATAGCCAGTTGGCAGAGCACGTCCGATCTGATGAGGACATCATCGAGATCGAAGTGAACTGCGTGCCTGTGCCTGGCGACATCCATGAGGCGTCACAGGATTGATGGCAGCCAGCTGATCACCAGACGTTCAGCTCGTGATCAGATCCTGCTGGCCTGGGATTATCGGTGCGCCTACTGCGGTGATGAGCTTGGTGCGAAGCCAACGATCGACCATGTAACGCCGAAGGCCTGCGGCGGTCTCACGGTGCCGAGCAACCTGGTGGCCTGCTGCATGGCCTGCAACGCTTCCAAAGGTCACCGGCCATGGCGTGAGTGGCTACGTGAGCAGCCGTTCAGATCAGCCCTAGCCGAGTGGGCGATCGTGCAGTGGCTGGCAAGTGGCACTCTCTGATATAGACGGCACGGCATCGCAAGCGCAACCGCAGGCAGTGCAGACCCACCAATGAGTGGATCGCTCACCGGCAACCAGCAATGGCGCTGCGCAGCAATGAGATACGGCATCAATCATGGCTAGCTGAAATCTCTGGCCAGCAGTTGATCAAGGTAGAGCTCAGCTTGCCAGAGGTCGCTGCTGTAGCGGCAGACGCTGCCCACACAACTGCGGTAGTACACCTCACCTCTGATGGGCATCAGGGCTTCGATGTAGCCGCCATCACGATCGGTGCGGCTGATGATCTCCGGGCCGAACATGGCGTCTCTAGGCCAGTGCTGATCTGATTGTGGCGAGGGCACACGATCAGATCACCGTGCGGGTGTTGTAGTTCGGATCAGTCTCGTCAAGGTGACACTCTGGCCCGAAGCCAGTGGCCAGCACTTCCTGCGACAGCTCAGGCGCTGTAGGTGACGGATCTGGGGCCTGCTGCTCAAAGCTGGCCAGCCATTCTCGGAACCGATGGCCCGTAGGCGTCTTGGCTGGCCATGCCACAAACTTGAGCAGTGCCTTGCGTTCACGGAAGGCCATGCTCACGCTCGGCTTCCATGCGATGAACAGGGGACCATTCCAGCGATCCCATTGGCACGTCACCAACAATCCTGGCGCCATGAAGGTGTCGGCCTTCATCGCCACTTCTCTCCCAGCAGCTGCTGGCGGCAAACCTCGATAGCCTGCTGCGCTTGCTTCTGCGTCATCACCGACTCCGTTTCATCCATGGCTTTCACCACCTTGCCCAGCAGATCCGGGTAGTAGGTATCCCGGAAGTTGGCGGCCATATCACCGCAGAACTCTTGCCAAAGCCCGGTGTAAGTGCCGCAGGTGCGGCCTGATGCCTTGTACAGCGCGTCCATCATGTCGGCGCGGGCCTGGTCCAATCGAACGGTCATGGTGTCCTGAGGTAGTCGGAAAGGCGCAGCAGTTCTGCACACAGCAGCCCAGAGCGTGGCACGTTTCTGAGCTGATCGAGTCTGATCTCGATGATCTGCTTGATCCGCTGGCG